TCCTTAATCTTTCCATCAGATGCATATACACCTTTATTACTTAACAATCCGACAAATCCTTCATCTGATTTTGATACTCCAACACCATCATCATCTATATTTACAGTAGTATTTTTTAATTTTGTAATACCCTCTGTATTAATCTGATTAATTACATCATATTTCCATCCTTCTGCAGTCTGTGTCATTTGTGTTGTCATCTCGGTTGTTATGCTAGATTTTTGCTCTTCTAATTTTTGTTCTAGTTCTTCGTTATTTGTATAGTTGTTGTTTAGGTTTGTTGAAATGGCACTTACACTAGAAGATATTTCATCAACTGTTTGTGAAGTTTCTGATGTTTTTTCTTCCAAAGTGCCAATTTTTGTTCCTTGCTCATCAACTAATGCTGTTGTATTAGTCATTTTTGTATTTAACTCATCAACATTATTTTTTATTTCAGTAACAGTGCCACTTAATATTGTTAAATTTTTACCAACTTGATTAGCAACAGTATCATCAGTATATTTAGTAGCAATTATCCAGTCATTTTCTTCAAATACTTCATCACTAGACTTTGTAGTTTGACATCTATACAATTCTTCATTTTTTATCCATAGATCACCTACATCATATGGGGGAATCGGTTGTTCAATAAATACTTGTCTTTTTTTATCTGCTGTATCTTTAGCAGAATTCGCAAGTGCTAAAGCCTCGGTAACATCATTATCAGTTATTTTTAGCCACGAATAAGCTTCATTTTCTAAGGTGAATCTATAAGCATATCCAGTATCTCTGTCATAATACAAGTCTCCTAGATGATTATTCTTTTCTTCTTCAGTAGACCATTCGTTTGCTGGGTAATTTTCTAAAGTTGGAATACTAGAAGAAAACCAAGTAGTTATGTTTCCATCTACTTGGTTTTGTATATCTTCTAAGTTCTTTGTAGTTGCTTTTACAAAATCTGTAAGTTCATTTTCTACTTTAGTTAAATTATTCTGTTGTAATTCAAAATTTTTCTTTAATTTACCTATACTACTAAAATCGTATTTTCTTTCTAAATCTTGAGGAGTTCTAACACCATTTAAATCTTGTCTTGTCATTTTGAATACACCTTACCATTTCTTATTGTAAATCCCATATCTTCCAACATCTTACTTTTTTCTTCTTTTGATATATTCATATTATTAACATAATCAATCAAATACTTATCGTAAGCACTAAAACCAAACGATTTTAGCAGTGATGCTTTTTCAAATTTAGAATAATCTAAATTATTGATATATTTAATTATTTGATTATCATAACTATCATAACTACTATATTCCATTTTAATTAATAGAGCTTTTTGTGGTACTGATAAATTTAGACTATTTATATAATTAATAACTTTCAGTTTTCTAGAATTAGTAATTGCTTTACCATTTTCATAGTAATCAGTTGTAAATTCTTGACTGTTAAATTTGATAAATTCTTTTATAGGTATATTAGCGTTTAAAAGATTATCAAGAACCTTTTCGCTCGAATAATACTTATCATACAAATATGCTAACTGTTTATCATTTAATTTTGCATTTATTAAATATTCTGAAATTTCTTTTTTCTTTTCAGATGCAGTTAATTGTTCATCCGATTTTATTGAAGAAATAATTTTCTTTTGTGCCACGTATTCTACAATTTGTGTATTTGTCATTTTTAGTTCTTTTATTTTATTTATCTCTTTCAAAGAATCATTTTCATATTCAACATCTTTTTCACTAAAATACTCTTCATTTGCCAATGCTGATGCATAAGAATAAACTTCTTTTACCATACTCGCTTTTTGTTCATCTGTTGCATTTATATAATTCTTGTTTTCTACTAATTTTGTCAAATATGTATTAGCAGTATTACCATAAGTTTTTTTGTATTTTGTATATTCTTTTGCAGACATTTGATATGTTACATCTTTGTATTTCACATATGCTTTAGGAACACCCGGAATAACACTAGTTTCACCAGTTGAATTATATAACCTCTTTAATTCTTCATCTAAAGAAGTAGATATATCTTCTTTCCTAGAATATGGTGCAATAAAATTTTCAAATGCCCTTTCTATTATGTTATCACTTTGTTTTATTTCATTTCCCCAAATATCTGTACTAGCCTCTAATTGATTTCTCAAAATAGGAACTTTATACATTAATTTTCTAACTGTTTCTTCGCCAAATTTCCATGAACTATTATTTGATGCCCTGGTTGTTCTTTTTTTATCATCTAATGTTGCGGCTATTTGACTAAATAATGTTGGTATAAATTGAGTAAGATAGTTTTGCCCCATACTTCCAGCCATTCCAGCAAATTTCTTAATTCCACTATCATAAGAACTTAATACATCATCTAAACTTGATAAAAATGACATTTCACTTAACGGATCCAAAGTTTGTGCTAAAGTATCTACAACTACGTTCATATCCCATTCTGCTTGTTTTTCTAATTTTTCATAGGCAGTTGCTCCTACTAAAAGTGGCATGGCAACTGGCGATAACCAAGATATAGAATATGTAGAATTGCCAATTCTAATAGAATATGTTTGATTACCAAGATATGAATCATATTTTCCTTCTTTGTCATCATCGCCAGCACCCTTTAATATTCCTGCTTTTGATAAAGCATATCCTATAAGCATTAAAGAAGTTCCTGTAAGTCCTTGAGATAGATTGTCTATAAATTGGCTTGCTTCCATATTTCCTTTTGATACTTGGTATGCATCATAAGAAATAGTTTTTATCAATCCTAACGGAGAATAACTAGCACCTGTTTTAGCTATATTAATAGGAGTCTTTTTAAAAGGTATTGTAGAACCAACAACTATTTTAGTAAGTGCATTTTTATTTTCAATTTTACTAATTTGACTAGCTAACCAACTGTATTGTCTAAAAGTTGCTTTTTCAGCTTCCTTTATAGCATATAATTTAGCTTTTTCTATTATTTCGCTATTATTTGCTATATCTTCATTTGTGATTATATTTTGTGCAGTTAAATATTCTTTTAATGAATTTTCAAATGCTGTTTTACTAAAAATCCAATCTTCTTTTGATAATAAATTACTGTTAATGTCTTTTATTTTTTCTATTGTTTTATTTTTAAAAGTTTGTTTTTTTCTCTCAATAGATGCTTTTTCACTATATTTGCTTTCACCAGTAATTATTTCTCTCATTTGTTCTGTTGTTTTTTTTGCATAGTCACTTACTTCTTGAGATGCTTTTTTCCAAGTTTTTGTTCTATTTTCAATCGGAACAACTGTTTCTATTGTTCTTGCAACTGCATTTTTAACTTTTTGAGTTCCCCACATAGCAACATTTGACACCATATTTCTTATATGTGTTTTAGGATTTCCTAGCATAGACAAATATCTCCATGCAACTATTTTTTCTGACTTTGTAGTAATCAATTGTTCAGCAACTTTTTCTTTAAATTGTTCTACTCTAGAGTTCAAATCATTTTGTTCAAATGTTCCATCAGCCTTATATGCGTTTAATATTAACTCAACCATTTCAGGTGTTATTTCAACATTTTGAAATGATGTATCACCTTTAGCCTTTGCTCGTTGTACAAGTTTTTGATAAAATCTCAATTGCCCTTCTGGAGTTAGCCTTTGTATTATAGATAATGCTTGAACTTTTTGTCCTAAATCAGTACCTAAAATTGCAGTGTCCATTATTAAATCACTTGCTAATTGTGTATCGCCTTTGTTTATAGCTTCTTGTATAAGTCTTTCGGCAAGTACAATATCTGTAAGTGAAATATCATTATCATTTATTTTACTTTGAATATACTTAATCGAAGTCTCGTATCCCATTGAATCTAACTTATTATTCGCTTTATCCAAAGTCTTCTTATTTGATTGAACAACATAACTAACTTTGTTAAAGTCTAAATCTTCTAAAAACACCTTATCCTTAACTATTTCACTTTCTAGTGATGTTTCTATCCATTTTCTTTGTTTTACCTCTAATGCATCATTTTTTATAGTTTCATTTAATATTTTAGCAATCTGTTTTGATTTTTTAGAAGGTTTAGTATTTTTTTTAACAGGTGGCATATTTATTGCATTATTTTCGCTAGATTGCATATTATTAGTAATAGGTAATATGCTAGATTTGACATTTTGGTTGGATTGTGGTATATTATTGGCAGAAAAAGCCACAGATGTGTCGCCTAGGGCGTTAATATCATTGGACATTATGTCATTTGATACCACATCCTCGGCTTTTTTTAATTTGTTGTTTTTTATAAATTCTAAGTACTCTTTAGAATCACTTTCAAATACATAATAACTTTCTGGATAAAGTTGTTTTTTTGTACTTAAAACCTCTACCGCTACTGAATAACCATTTATTTTTTTCGTAAAATATAATGTTGGAGTTTTTCCTCTAGATAATTGTGAACTTAGTCCTATATAATCTGGATTAGATACTACTTCGCCATATTTTGATAAATTTTCTGGGGTCACATCTATTTGTCCAGGTCTTTTTTCAACACCATGTTGATTATAAGAATGTTCTATATTATTAGAACTAATAACTATATTTGTATCTTTTGTGTCATATTTAATCCCTAGTTTTTCCTGTATCATTTTTGAATTATTTAATAATGTATTTAGTTTACTAGCAAGGTTATCGTTAATTCTTCCTAAAAACAGTTTCTGAGTTTTTACTGGAATACTATTTTTTTTGGCTTTTTTCGTTATTGGATCATAATATTTTTTAACAAATGAATTAAGCTCTGCATTTATTCCATCTATTAAATTATTTCCACTTAAAAATCTCTTTATATCATCATTAGTATATTTTTTTATTTTTAAATTACCTTGATTTTTAATGATATTTGTATTACTATTGTTATCAGAAGCAAATGCTCCATCCGTTTCGGACGTTCTGTTTGGGGCTACAAAAGCATCACTCGTTGGAGATATGCTTCTTTTTTTTATTTCATAATCATTATTAATATTACTTTCTTGTTTTACTATATCATTAACTGTTGGCAATATTTTATTTTGTTCAACAGTTTCTTTTTGTATAAAATCTTGACCTTTAATATTTGACTTTACCAAACTTGGGGCTTGAGATATACCACTTATTATTGCTCCAGAAATAAATTGATCTAACAACTGTTCATCTTTCATTATTTTAGATAAATCTTCTTCTGATAAATATGTCATTTTTTTACCAATCGCTTGAATAACTCCAGACATTACTTCTTCTGAACCTTCTGCAAGTGATTTTACTGTATATTCAGTTAAATTCTTTGCTAATTGGCTTTTAAATTTACTTGATATTTTTTTTGCTAACATGTCATCTGCGCTAGATAAACCTTTGCTAATACCTATTGCATTTATTCCTTTTCCTAATCCACCAAATATTAATTCTGTTCCCGCTTCAGCAACTCCACTTATAAGACCATATTTAACCGCCTCTTCATCAGTTGCTCCGCTTAAATATGCTTCATTCATTCCAGAACCCATAGCACTAGTTCCAGTTGCTGCAGTTGTCAATGCAGTTGTTCCTAATGTTCCTAATCCTGCTGAAGCACCTAAACCACCTGTAGCAATTATTCCTCCTACATATCCTAATCCTTCTGTAATACTATCTGATTTATCTCCTAAAACAGAATATTTATCAAATTCATTTTGAATTGAACCAATTGAATTATTAACTAAATTCTTTTGTGCAAACTTCTTTGCTTTTTCCGAAAATTTATCTGCTCCTAGTAACTTAGATGCCCCAGCAACTCCATATGTTCCTAAATCAACTACACCTTCTGCTAAATTACCAACACCTTTTATCGCACCTGTAACGGCATCTCCCAATGTATTAGCAAATGTTACTGTAGCATCTCCAACTTGATAACCATCTTTAAAGGCGCCTTTTTTAAACCATTTATTAGTATTTTTTTTATTTTTGCTTAATTCTAATGCTGTATAATAATTTCTATTAGTATCATTCATTTGATTCAATAATGCATCTTTTTTTACAGCCTCTAAATATGAATTTGTTTTGTTCCCTAAAAAATCATTACTTTTGTTTACTTTTTCTATATTGCCATTTTTATAAATATATCTTGCCATTTATATCACTCCTGACATTAGTAATTATAAAGTCGGTTTCTTCCTACTCCTTTTGATGAAGTTGTTGTTGAACTTGATGTACTTGTTTTTGAACTGTTGCCTTTATAATTTTTATTTAAAGGATCTTTTGTTGAATCTGCACTTCCTTTTTTATAATAAGTTTTACCATCAACTTCTATCACATCAATATAATCTTTATCTATATAATAATCTAAATCACCTGCTGTACTTAGTCCCAAATTGTTTAACAAGGATACTACATTTGTTGAATAACCTGATAAATCTACTTTTGGAGAATCATTACTTGAATTGCCGTCCAAAATAATATTATTCGAATCATCTTCTAAACTAGCATAATAGGCATTTTGTGCTGCTAATTGTTGCTGTTGAAGTTCATACTCTTTTTCCCATTGTTGTCTAGCAATTTCGTCTTGTTGTTTCTTATATTCCATTTGTTCATTAAATTGTCTAATAGCCTCGGCTTGTTCATTTTCATAATTGATTTGATTTTCAACATCTTTATATCTATCGTAGTAAGTATTATTAATGTTATATTCCCAATTTAATTTATTTTGAGTTTGAGTATCTTTATAGTTGAATCCTTCTAATGCTATTTCTAATTTTTGTTGCATTTGTTGTAATGCTAATTCCGCTAGAGTTGCATTATTAGAAAGTTGGGCTTCCTTAATTGCATTATCAAATTCTAATTTAATATTATTTAGACTTTCTCTTGCAGTAGCAACTCTATTTTGATATGTATTATACATATCTACTTTAGAACTTTCAGCATATCCACTGTTAGATAACCCATTAGAAGCAGCATTCTCTCTGGATACACCATACTTATCCACTTCTTTTTGATAATCAATATAACTTGCTTTTGCTTCTTTTTGGTATTCTTGTTCTGCTTTTTCTTTTTGTTGATTATATAGTTCCAATTGATGATTTAAATTATCATTTGCAATTTGTTCTTGAGTTGTTTTCCAATTGTCAACATAATCTTGTTGTTGTTGAGTAAGATTTTCTCTTTCTGCTATTAAACTATCATATGTTTGATTATATTTATTTAATTCATTTTGTTTATCTTGTTCTACTTGTGTAAATCTTTCATCATCATAATTAACATTCATTTATTATCACCTCTTTACATATCCACCGACAAATGATTCTAATGTATAAGAATTTAGACCAAAAGGCATAGTAGAACTAAACTTCATTTGTATTTTCTTCCATTTTTTCTTTTTAACTCTATATACTATGTATCCTTTATCATTGTCATAAGTCCCTATTTCTTCAAAATCGTTATTGTCAGTTCTTACTTCTACTTTTATATTTGTTCCTGTCATTTCAGCAGTTCCACCACGTTTATTAGTTGTTTTTTGATATTGTGGATACTTAAAATCATCATGTTTGGTAGTCCAATATGAAGTTATTTCTCCATCTGTTTTGGTTAATTTATAGATAGAATTATTACCACATAAATAAAGCACTCCATCTTTTACTGAAGTGCAAGTAATATTTTGTGCTAATCCCCAATAATACCATTCATATTCCACATAAACATCTTGATATTTTTGTCTACTATCTGCTAGGTATACTTTATTATCTATAATTACTAATAAATAACCTTCCCACTCTTCTAATATCATATTTTTATAATTAGATTCTTGTAGTAATCTTCCATCTATCATACTAGATCTATGTGCCAACACTTGTTCTGTAGTTATATCACCGTTGATTGCTTCCATTCCTCTATCACTAAAGAAAACAATATCATCATTAAAATTAATACCTGTTGCTACACAACCTGTATTTATACTAGAATGAGTGCTAGGATATATTTTCCCATAACTGCTATCTATTACTGGATTATGATAGAAAACAGTAGTATTTGCTTGTGATGGTTCTTTAAATACCCATAATGCATTATTACTTGCTACCATTGCTTTAACTGGTGCTAAATCTGTACCTTCATTATAATAATCTAGGTCGCTAATATATCTAGGATCTTCTAAAGAACTATGAAATACTGCATTAGGATAGTCTTGGTTTCCACTAAAAAACACCCTATTATCAAATACAGTAAGCAATGTACATTTATTTATTCTATCTCTATAACCTTGTATAGTTTTTCTAAATAGTATTTCTACATTATGTTGTCCATCTGTAAGTGGTGATGGTGGTGCAATATTAAACGTTACTTCTCCTTTCACTGTATTAACATTCAATTCTACTCCTTGGGTATAAGTAATTCCATCAATTACAGCAGTAACAACATAATCACTATCAATATTTTCAGTATCTAATTTAAATACAGTAGTTTTCCCATCACCTATTCTAAGATTTTTTCTTAATCCTGTAAGCAAGTTAACGTCTTGATATGTTGTTCCACTTCCATCAGCATTTCCTATTGAAGTAGTTGGTATTGTTCCTTCTGCTTCTTTTATTGTTTCGCCATCATATTCTAAATAATTAATGCCATCTTTTATAAATAAAATATTATTAAATATAAACGACTGACTCTTTGCTGGATTCATACCAGTAAATATTTCTTTTTTATCATCATATAGTTTGGTTCCACAATGGACTATCTTATGTGTTACATCGCCTACATCATAAAAAAAGAGACCAAATATGGTGTTATCATATTCTTCTACTAACTCCATATCAGGTCTTGTTTCTATTTCAGCACTATTATTCTTATAATTTTTCCACATATTTAAACTATCTGGACTTCTTGATAAATGAGTATCACCATTACTAAAATCAACACCTGCAAAGTTATCTACTTTTCTTGTGACTAAGTTACCGCTTGGTACTCCACCACTTGCACTATAAGAACTCATAGTTATCACCACCTTCAAATGATATACTACCAGTATGATATCTAGGATCTAGTTGTTGTTTTAATATTTCATATCTATTTGAATATACTTGTCCATAGTTAGCAGATATATCTGATTTTAACAAGTCACCTGCTACACCATAAGGCATTATTTCTAACACATCTGTTGATAACTCAAAATTGAAGTCATCTCCTACAGTATCAAATGTTATTTGCTTAGGATATTTATAGTAATATATCTTTGCTGTTCCTTCATCTTCAAAGATAACTGTATTCCCCACTATTGTATTAGAAACTCCTTTTATTAGATTTAATTGATATAGATTTTTATCAATGTCAGAAAAATCCATTTCTTCATCTTTTTGTACTTCAAATTCATCCCTAGCAGGTATTTTCTTTATTCTCGAAAGTTCGTTTTGTATTTGATTTATAACATCATTTATTTTGTTTGCTATATCAGGATCATCTGTTAATAATTCGCTTTCAGGATTAATTTCTTCAATTAATCTAAGCACTTTCTTCTTCATTTCTGTTAGTGTCATTATTATCACCTCCTGTTATGGATTAATATCAGTATTATCTTTATAAATATCTTTTATTTGCCTTATTTCTTCTTCTAAATCTTTTATTTTATATACTGGAACATTTGGAATTATATATCCTTCTTGTTCTGTCCACAGTAATACTATCCCTTCTGGTAATTTCTGAACTAATTTACTATATTCTGTACTCTTAACGCCATCATATTCACTAGATTTTTCTATCTCTGTTGTAAGTACTAAATCTTTTAATATTTGATGCACTTCTCCACTATCAGTTTTCTCATCAAAGCTAGTTTCTTTAGTTATCGTTCTACCATAAAATTGTTTTAAGTTTGGTTTTACTGTAAATAATTCATTATTCATTTTTTCCTCCTATTTGTCGCATGAAGTGGAATTGCACCACTTTTAATACTAATCACACGATGAAAAGGGCTTTCGCCCTTATATTTCCATTTCAATTCATCAAAATTACATTGCAGTTTTCATTACATAAATTTCTTTTGGTCTTACGATTTTAGCGCCGAATACATATAAACCTTTTACTGCATCTGTGAATGCATCTTCTGGTCTATAGTGTTCTACTTTATCGATTTGTTCTGCGAATGCGATTGCTTTACTTGTTCTAAGAACATTGTAGTAAACATTATCAGTAGAACCAGTACCAGTTTTTCCTGTAGGTAAGCAGTTTTCAATACATACATATGCATTGTTAATTTTACCAACAGCACCTTTCTTAAGGATTTCAGGATTATTAGTAGATAATTCAGTTAAGCATTGTCTATAAGTAGTAAATACTTTTGGTGCAAGTTCTAAATAGAACATATCAGATACTTTGCAATCATTACCATATAGTGTTGCAAATCCATCTTCAACACTTGACATAGCATTTGAAGTAGTTAATGAAATAACACTTGAACTTTGTGGTAATGGTGCAGTGCCATCTTCTACACCTGCTTCAATGATAGAAGCTACATATTTATCTCCTTCTAAAGCTAATCCTTTTCCTGCTTCATCTGTTAATGCTTCCATTAATCCTGGAACCGATTGTGCTTTTACAATATCTTCAACTTCAAAATTGAAGTATCTATATTGATTTAGTTGTAATAGTTGAGAACTATCGCTAGCACTTTCTCTAGTTAGAGCAGTACCTGGAACATAAGTTCTGATAGTAGGTCTATTTACTGATAAAATTTTTACTTCTTTCGCATTCTTCGAATCTTTTTCGTATTGAAAATCGCAGTGATTTCTTAATGAAGTTATTTTTTCAAGACTTCTTAAGATTGATTTTGACCAAATTGTTTGTTGGAAATATTGTACTGTATTGCTTACAGCCATTGTAATCATTCCTCTCTTTATTTAAGAAGTGATTTACTGACCTGTCATGGATTTTCTTACTGCTTCCCAAATTTGTGGATTATCTAAATCATCATCAGATAATGCAGCAATTTCTTCCTCAGTATAAAAATCTTTGACTTTACTTGAAGGCCCAGTTTTCATACTTCCTATTTTTTCAACCTGTTTTTTAGGTTTTAATTGTGCATAATATTCATACACTTTCTTAATTGGAGTTTTAGAATCAAATTGATTAGCAAATGATTTAAATTCACTATCATTTAATACGTCTTCCTTAACACCAATTTGAGCTAACTCTTTGACTTGTTTTTGTCTAGTCAACTCAGTGGCAAGTTCAGTAAACAAAGCTTTCTCTCTTGGTGTCATATTATCTCTACCAATAGTAGCTAGCCTATTTGCTTCTTCTTCCATTTCCTCATAACCTAGTTTGATAATCTTTTGAGCATCAGATTCTCCTAATGTTCTTTCATCATCTTCTGAATATCTAGATTTCTGATATGCTGGTATATCAATTCCTTGTTCTTTGTAGAATTCCCTCATTCTTTTATTAGATTCAGCAATATCCGTAGTACCAAGGCCAGCACTTAATATACTTTCAGTTTCTTCGTATTTAGAAAGTTTTTCATTGTAAGCTTTTTCAAGCTTCCTTTTTTCCCTTTCTATCTTAGTAGGTAGAATATTATTTACTCTATCATTTACTAATTTTTCGATTTCTTCATCAGTATATTGTTTAACTTCTTTTTTTTCTTCTTCGTTAGAAGCGGTATCAGTTAATTCTATACCTTCCTCAATTTCTTCTACTGCTTGAGCGTCA